TTTTGCAGGTATTCGTATTGGTGTCCCATACTCCGCCAGCGGCTTCACATCGTGATGCTTCTATCCCATCGCCTACATCATCTTCATTGCCATCATTCCGTGCATCATCCTCAGGCGCATCAGGCGTATCAGGCGTATCAGGGTTGTCGCCGCCGCCGTGGAAATCAGAACCGTCCCATCCTTCACCGCCTACCGCATCTCCCCAATCACCATCGCCAATGGCAAAGCATCGATGAGCGTATCGGGCCTCTAAAAGTTCCTCATCATCGAATTTAAAACTTTTCCGGTTTGCAATACTCATAATTTAAAACCAATTATTATTCTGGTTCCATTGTCCAATTGCACCGCCGGACATATTTGTGTTGCCTAAGCCACCACCGGGATTGCCAAATCCAGTATTGGGTGTTCGGTAATAACCAAGAAGAGACGAACCCATCTGAGCAAGATTTTGGATGCGCCCCTGGTTATAGTTGTATTTCATCATTCCGATTTGTGCTTGATTTGAAAAACTCTGTTGAGCGAGCGCATTTGAGGTTCGCTGCGCATTCAGAGAAGTGCTGATTGCCGCGTTTGACGCTGTATTGGCCACGCTGGCGAGCGTATTTTGATTCGCGGCCTGTAGTTTATTGGCCGCAGAGAGGCCCCAAAGTTTATTGGCGTTACGGCGTTGAAAATCTGCGGCTTCCGCCGCGCCTGCTGCTGCAGCCTGACCTTGGGTTGCAGCACTGGTAAGTTCACCTATCCCTGCTAATCCGGCTCCGCCTGAGACGTTTATCTGAGCCGGAAGATTAGAACCTGTAACCTGTTGGGCATCGGCATAGCCCATCATTTTCCCGTAATCGGCCTTATTGACGTCCTGCTCTGCGAGAAAATCTGCTTCTACGGGGTCGTAGTGCTTCCCCCAATTGTCATACTTTTCTTCCGCAATATCTGCCAGAGCTAATTCCGATTCCGAGGGACCAGGATATTCTGGTTCCGGTATTTCCCAACCGCTGCCTTCTGGCGTAATGTAGGTCGGTGCACTTGGTTTACACATTGGCGTCCCTCACATACCAGATACCGGCTTCAGTAAAACCCAACCGTTTTTGCAGAAATTTCCCCAGCCGTGAGGCGTAATTATTTTGGTCAAACCCATGAGATGCGCCGAGGCTTACTTCTGAGCAGCCCCGCTCGTTAGCCCATTTAATAAATTGCTGCATTAACTTAAAGGCAAGGCGGCTTTTACGGTGAGTCGGTTCGGTAAATACTCCGTAATCTGTTGCCATAGTTTCAGTAGAAAAATGAAACTGGCATACCCCACCTAAAAAGGCAGAAACAATTTCTTCGTCTTCATTGACACCAACCCAGCCAAAACGATCGGGATCGTCGATACAGGCCCGGATAAGATTCCAGGTCGTGTTGTTATCAAACGATATTTTTTTGTACCGGCTACTGCCATGCATAATTTTTGCAAGCGCAAAAATATCGGGGATATCATCGTTAATTGCGGGACGTATACGGGACATCAATAGCCCCCGTATTTCGCTACGCGCACGCGCGTTGTGCTGCCATCGCGGGCTTTAGTACGCGCACGATCTACACCTTGCGTGAACATCTGGTTGTAAAGCATCCCACCTTGAGCATCTGACCAGAGTTTGCCGGGCATCAGCATTAAGTAGCTGAGTGCGCCGTTTGCGAGGGTTTGGCCGTGCTGAGCCATTAACGCAGCATCCATTACGTCCTTACCTAAGACTGGCATAATGGACACCCGGATGCGTACTGAGGTTACAGCATCAGGCGTGGGGTATAGCGTTAGAGTTCCGGGTAATTTTTCCGTATATACGTTTGGAACGCCCTCTTTTTCTGGGTCGTCTTTATCTTCTATGATCTGATCCCAAGACGTTGGTTTCAGATATTCGTCATCGTAACGAACATATTCAATACGAGTTCGTTCTGTATCTGTCGGCAACGTATAAACGTAGTCCGCTGTTCCAACTACTGTGTTGAAGGTGTACTCATACTTCCAGCAATTTGCTTCAGAACATAAAGTTCTTGCCGCGCGATTCAATTGCTGGATAGCCATCAAATCCGATACCATCGGCAGACTATTTGTTATATAAAGAGTAAGGTCCGATAAAGCAGCCATTAACCAACCGCCGGGGGATGAGTCTGCTCAGTAGCCGCCATTATCGACATACCTTGCATAAACTGGTTAAAAAACATACTTGCCAGAGATTGATTGGAAGCATCTTCCGAATCTTTCTGGTAAGCACGATAGAGAACGTAATCCACAAGGGGCGCTCGATAAAAATCCGGTATAGACATTGTGTCTAACGGATCATCGACGTCCGGTGGAAGTGCGCTATAGAGAATTACGACAGACCCTGTTCCGTCATTTGGCGGGTATACATAAAACGCCAGAGGATCATAGTCGTCGTAAGTAAATTGGGTGACGGTTACTTCCGCAGTTGTCGCGTGCCACCAGGGGTTTACCCCATCAAGGTCTTCGCGGGATGTTTGTCGGATAACTCGTGAACCCTTTGCATCCGAGTTTCGGATAACATCGAGTAGTGCAACCGCATCCGTGGGCAGAGTCTGCCTGGTTCCGGTTGTTAAGGCTTTGTCCGTAGTTAAAGAATAAGCATTAGGTTTATTCTTTACGATTACTCGTTGTGCTTCACTTAGGTGAGACAGTAGTTCGGAAAGGCTCCAGCGTATATTTGCTGGGTCCTGTAGTGTTTGCTCAACTTCATTAATGATTACTTGCGCAAGCACAGTCGCTCCTAAAAGAAATCATGGTGGAGGCCCCAAAAGGGGCCCCCTCCACTAGACGATTAAACGTCGGCTGCTTTTAGAGCAGCATGATCGGCCGTGTTAGCCGCATCAGAAGAACCACCTTCGTCAGCGGTCGAAGGCTTCTGCCTTGCGAACACGATCTGACCACCGGTCGTACTTGACGCGACACCTGCAGAGGAAATTGCTGCGTCGGCTACCGATGCTGCAGCGACAACAACTGCGTCGCTCCCAACAAAGATATCACCAGCAGCAGCAACAACCACCATCTCGAGGCCGTACACTGCGCCTTGCGAGCCATACAAATCAGTATATGCAGTCATGATTTAGCTCCTTAGGCTTCAGCGACATCGACACGCACAACCCCGAAGTCTTCATCGGCTCCGGCAACTGCGCTGTACCATTTGGGTTTCAGGAATCCAAGAATCTTGGAGATGCTGATACCTTTCTGGTTGTCATAGTCAAAGTTTTTCTCAACCCAATCTGGATTGCCCAGATCGGCCATAGCAAGTGCCTGAGCACCACACAGCAGCATGCAACAACCAGTTACGGTCGGCGTACCCTCGCCTGCGAAGGCGGTGGAGGCCGTAAAGTGCGGGACATGACGGTATTCATGAATCATGATGCCGTCTACCAGCAAGGTGCTGGTTCCTGTCCACAACTGATTGCTCTCACTGCGGGGAAGCGCATGACGAGCGGCTTGCATGTAATCAGCGTCGAGTTTCAGGGTTGCCATCACCTGAGGGGTGACAAAGATATGGAACATCTCTTCGCCGCCGCTGGCGCGGATGCCACGGATATAGTTATCCTTTGCATACGCTTTCAGGCGCACGATAGTTTCCCAGGTGGGAGCAACCATCGAGGCTGTGATAGAACCCGCACCCAGGCCGGAAGCAGTCCAACTGCGATGCCGAGCTGAAGACGGTGCTGAAACGTCAGCAGCAAAATCCAACTGACCGAAAGTCGGATCGGTGCGAGCAGCACCAGCAGGCGTATAGCCGTATCCAATTCCCGCCAGCGTCTGGAACGCCAACTGATCAATCCGGTCAGCAAGCCAGTAGGCCAATTGGTCTCTGGACGCTTCACGGAAGTTTACGATAGAACGCTGGTCCGCCATCTTACCAGTAGTACGGTTGGCATTTCGCATCTGATCGATCCGAATCGTTCTGTCGAACGCACGGATTTTCTCTTCGCGGCCTTCCATCTGGTTATCGCCGGAGATGCCATCACCTTCAAGATCGGTAAGCAACGTCAGAACAGCACGTGCACCAGCCTCGCCTTTGGTGAGTTCGGTGATTCGCTGAACCATCGAGTTTGCCCCCGTTCCTAAGAACTTGGACAAAAAGGCATTATTCCGGGCGACTTTCCACAGATCACGGGACCAGACTGTCTTCTGCTCAGTGGTAAGAGCAGCAAAATTTGTCTGAGCCATTAGTGTTAATCACCTTTGGTTACGATTCAGGGGCCACCATTAGCATTGCTAATGTGCGGGTATCAAAGTATCCGATCCCCTTCCTCTAGTTAAAAAAACAACATCAACAATCGGCGCTGGTTTTACTGCCTAGCACCAATGGCAGAGGTCACTCTTTCAACGTCGAGCGGAGACGCCCTACTATTTCGTCGTAGGTCACGAAGGTGACACTCGGCTGTGTCCTGCCTCTCAGCGGCGGCCTGAGATATAACGCCCGTTATTAGCAGTGCTTATTATATAAGTAAAACACGTTAAAAGTCAAATACTTAGATTAGTTGATTAGATGTCCCCGCGCAGCCGCGCCAATGTAGACGCGGGTAACGCATCAAAATCTTCTTCGGTCATGCTTAGCGGATCAACTCTTGGCGTTTTGCCGTGTGAGGTTCCGCGATCACCAGGTAGTTTCGGCACTTGTTTATTAGCCGCTTCTACCTTCTTTTCGATGTTACCGGTTTCCGGGGTGGCTTCCGCCCCCAGTTCTTTTGGTGCTTCCTGCTTAGGCGGCATCTTCATCGCTACCGCTTGCTTAAGCGCCTGGGCCGGTGTGTACTTCGGCTGGCCTTTGTCATTAGGAATAGTAGTTAACGCTGTCATTAACTCGTTAACCTCCCCTGTAAGACGCGAATCAAATGTTGATTCGTTTTGAATATCTAGTTCAGGGTAATCAACGATGATTTCGTTTGCAGCACTTGCAAGTTCCGCCTGCACCTGTTCCTGCGAGCGGTTCTGTTCGTAGGTTGCCGATATCTGCTTATTTAAAGTAGACGTCATATCGGTCTGCTGCTGGGAGAGAATCTCTTGGAAGACCTCGGCAGCCTTATCTGCTTCGCCATCGAGGGTCAGTTCCTGCATCTGCTTATACTTTGAACCGTAGTCATACGCAGGAGCAGTTTCCTCGACCGGCTGTTCTGCCTCACCCTTTTGACTCGATTTTTGAGCCTCGACTTGCGCCTGTAGGAACTTCATCTGTTCCTCCATGCGAATCTTAGCTTCTTCAAGTTCCCGCGTTTTCTGAATCTGGTTATCTAAGCGGGATTTGGGGATCATGTGGGGAGCCTCTTTTTCAGGTTCCTCCACTTTTTCAGGTTCCTCTGCTTTTTCAGGTTCTGCCTTTACTTCCGGCTCCTCCGCCACCTCCGCCACCTCCTGCACTTGCGCTTCCTCTTCTACTTCGGGAAGAACCGCATTCTTATCTAAGACAACGGGTTCCTCGGCAGGAGATTCGTCAGGCAGAAAGTCACCCCGGTTTTCTGGGGTGGCTTCAAAGTCAGGGACATCCCCGGCATTTACATCGTTTTGTACTTCTACTGCTGTATCTTCAGCAACTGCGGTTTTACTCATGAATTAGCTCCGGCTTTTTTGAGTTTTTCCATTTCCACTTTCAATTTCTGTTGAGTACCCCGGCGTTCATCCGCGCTTCTGATAAGTGCGGTATCAACACGAGTTTGACTCTCCAGAACCTTTTCACCCATCGAACTCTGGGCTCCAATCTGTGCAACTTTTAGTTTCGTCAGATTGTCCTGAATGTTCATTAACTGATCTGCCTGGACTTTGAACTCGTCCATTGCAGCAGTTTCATCCGAATTCATTTCGGTCTTGGCCTTTGCCATATTCAGGGCAGTTACAGACTGCAGGTTCTCAACCTGGGCCTGCATTTGCTGTAACTGCAATTCCAACTGTTTAAATTCAATCTCACGCATTGCTGTCGCCATTTGCTGTTGCTCTGCTGACGGCTCTGCGGTTCCTGTCATCTGACGAACCTGTTCTGCGATTTGGTGTTTATCTTCGAGATGCGAATACTCGATGACGTTTGCATCTGGGATCATCACACTAGCAGCGCGTAATGCCATTGCTTCGGCAAACTGCTGATCGTTATACACATCACGGGAAGGCTGACTGGTTACATCAACGTCGTAGTCGCCCACAGTAATGTCGTTAAGTGTTGAACCATCGGGTAACCGTTTATTTACCTCAACGGCTTCGGGCTCTTCTCTTCCTTCGGTCATGAAGAACACGCGCGGGTTGTCGTAATACTCTTGTATAAGCTTTAGAACACGACGCGCGAGCATTGCGCGGGTACGGTTCAGGTTATCAATAGATACCTGAATCTGGACTGCCCCACGATTCTGTTTTGCTTCTAATGCAACGCCAGAAACTTCAGCGGGTGCCACACCTAGCATGGCGTCGGAAATACCGCTGATCTCCTTTATATTCATGGCCGCTTTAAGACCGATACGATCGAGGCCCGTTGGAATCTGATTCGGCGGAATTTTTGCCGGTGCTTCAGCACCTTTGTGGTACTCAATGACCAGACCCGTCTGCGCTCCTTTTGCTTCCAGATCATCAACGTCCATATTGGCCAGTGCACCGGACTCTATGATCCACCCTGAATTAGCAGTGGTGTTTACAACATGAAGCTCCTGGCTGGAGACCTTGTTTAACTGCTCTTGCGGGCTGATTAGATTTCGGACCATGCCGAACGGGCGGCCACGGCGGAAGTAAGGGAAGTAGGGAACAATCGTAAAGAAGGGGTAGATCGACCAGTCATCGTGCAGCACTACCTTGTCACAACTGACTGTAAATCGGATCTTCATCTCTTCGCGCTGCACCCGCATAAGACCGTATTCCAGTGCGTGCTGTTCTATACGATTTTCATCCCATGACTGGGGTATCTTTGCCATGTCGCCGTATTCGGGATTGACAAAGTACCAGCACTTATAAGGGATACGGTGCTGCCGCTCGATTACGCGCACGCGCCTGATTGTGCGCTGCTCATATTCGGGTAGGTCTGTGGCGTTAAACGGGCCCATGAACGAATCAGGTACATCACCAAAGCGGTTCTGAGTTACATGGATCGAATCAGGTCCGTAGTACTGATTACCATCTACAAGCGAACGCAACTTGTCCGTCTTATCCTGCCCGTAGAGCAATTCGATCTCGTTCATGGAAAGCCAGCGGGATTTGATCACTTCCTGCCAGGTATCAGGGTCGGCGTCTTTGGCGTCTGGATCGATGTAGATATCCAGTGGGTCTTCGACTGTTACTTTGACTTCGCCCTCGATGTTCTCGGAGAAGTCGATGCCAACCTCAAAAAAGCCCCGATCCTGAATAAGCCCGTCTGAAAAGACCTGGCTCTCTTTATAGTCCATGTCATTTTGATCATGGATAACGCTATAAAGTTTGTTCAGGATATTAGCTGTGCCTTCAGAGCCGGTGCGCTTTGGCTTGAAGTTAACCATCCCCCTTTTCAGAGCCTGCTCGCCAAGCACTGTATTAATAGTAGAAAGAATGGTGTTGATGGTCAGGGCTGGTCGCCCCTGAGCCTCAAGATTCTGTTTATCGGTTAACAGCCATTGCTCGCCTCGGTAAAAACTGTCGCACTTCTTGGCGACCTCTACCCACTCCAAATGACCTGAATCCCTGGAGCGTTCATAACGCCGCCAGTTCGTCTCTGCAATGTTCCATTCTTCTAAATCGCTAGAAGTGGCGTGCTTGATTTCTTTGCTGTCGCCCTTCGACTTGGATTTTTCGTATGCCATTATTTAGCCTTACAAATCGGTTTCTGTTGGATGGTTCTGATCTCCTTAACCATGCTGTTTGGGATATACCAGACGTTTCCCCAGTAACCGCGTTCCGGTTTTTTTCCGGGGACATGTGTTTGCGCCAGTGTTACCCACTTTTTGTCCTTCTTAATTAATAGTCCGTATGTAACTACTAATTCAGTACTTGGTTCCTCGTAATCTACCCACCCGGATTCGGTGTATGCATCCAGCCAATAAACGGCCACTAAGGGATGCGTGATGTCACATGATGTTCTGGTTTTCATCGTATGGAAGAGAATGAATATAGTTAGCAACTTCCGCAGGGAGGTCACCAGTTTCTAAATAAGCCGTATACTGTTTTTCAGTTCTTACGGAACTCCCACTAAGCGCACGCTTAAAAATATCCCACTCAGTACAATCAAGCAGGAATGATGCTCTTTCCAACATGGCGCTCATGGCACTTCTTAACTCACTTCTTTTTGGGACTTGGAACCTTATAAAATTTGCCATTAATCTCCACAGCCTTGTCCCCAGAAAGAATCTGCTTAACGTTCCCCGCTTGTTCTTTAAGCCATTGACGGCGTTTTTCGCAGCCCGAACAGGCCATACGTTTACTCCTGGCAATATGTCGTACTTAAATATTAGCATTGCTTATTAGAAAAGTCAAACAAATCAAAGACTTAGTATTCCAAAACGAGTACGTTAACATCGACTTGTAATGTAGCCGGTGGTCCCATTACCTGAGATTCAATAATCACTGGAAGAAAAGTACCGACTATAGGAATAAGAGATGCTGAGACTCCGACATAAGGTACTGGCGGAACCATATCAATGGTGCCGCCTACCAACGTAGTTCCTTCAAACAGAACAGTATTGGCGGTCGGTGGTGTCGGATATACCCGACCCATATCAGCGTTTCTTACTATGTCATCGTTATATAGAGCTACCCGTGCAGCGGCACTGGTATTGATCCCATAGACAAGACAGGCCATCCCAGAAAGTGTCAGGTCAACCGCGAGAGGTACACCAGGCGGTACACCC